CTTGAGCGGACATTTTCTTCTTTCAAAACAGTTCACGACTTGATACGGTTTGCGGTTACTATGCCTTTCATATTTACACAAAAAAGCATTTCAATTTTTTTTTATTTTGGCTTATTTTGGCAGTTACTCAAAATTTATATTTTATAGGGAACCCAGGTTCCCCCATGCCCCCTCCTGCATATAAATATTGTTGGCTATTTTGAGGCTCAAATTAGGGTAACCAATTTTACCGCTAATTTGACACCCAAATCTGCTATTAAAAATGTCGGCATATTTGACGGGGTCTATTAGCCTCACCATATATGCTCTTATATAATTATAAATTTTTAGTAAATATGCATTTCAGCCTCAAAACAAAAAAATTGAAATACTTTTTTGGGTCTAAATCAAATGCATATTAAACTATCAACCTCAAGCAACAAGCTAAAATGAACGCAGTCACAAGCCTTTATATTCCTCACGTCGAGAAGCACTATAATGCCGAGTATATTGCTGATATTTTCAGCAAGAATGGCTTGGCCAAGGTAAGCAGGGTTTATATAGAACCCTATAAAACTAATATTATTAATCGTTCAAATTATAATCGCGCATATGTTCAAATCGATTCTTGGCACGAAACCGAAGCGGCTTACTGTTTTATCAAAAGACTACGTAATCCTAGAATAGAAGCTCGTGTTTTCCATAGCGGTGACGATTGGTGGGCGGTGGATATTAATAGATATCCATCTAAATTTACCACTAATAACCGCGTATTAACTGTATTCACTAAGCCAAACGAAGTAGACGAAGTTGACGAATCCTACAGCAATGTCGCAGTCGGAGATGTCGAAGAAGACGAACCTGAAGAATTCGTTGCAATTGACGCCGAGAAGACTAAGATGCTCAGAGATATTGTTGCAAGTTTTAAGGAAAACCAAGAAAGAGAGCGTAGGGAACAGGAAGAAGCCGATGCAGCCGAGTATGACGCTTATCTACGCGAAATGGACTGGGTAATAAATGCAGCATGTCGTGAAATAACCGCTGATATGTGGGACGAAACCTTTTGGTATTAGATTTGTAGTATTAATTATGTGTAACTTATTAATTAACTTTAAAAGGTGAGACACTTGTCAATATCCTTTTTTCTTTCGCAAACTGGCATAACTTAAAAATTTTTAGTAAATAAGTATTTACTATTATAAATAAAAAAATTGAGTTAAAATAGTGATAATAAATTTGAATTATATTTAAATGAAAGTAATAATGGCAGGATTAACCTTAATTAATTTAATAAATGCTGGTTTCAAATATGTTGTTGAGACAAGCAAACTTTATAATATAGATGAATCACATGCATTGAAACATAGTATGGAGGTCTACGGACTGGCGAAAAAAATTTATGATTCGGAGCAGGCAAAAAATTCAAACTTGGAGAATCAACAGGCTATCATATTTATGGCGGCAATCGGTCACGATATGTGTGATAAAAAATATATGGATGAAAAGGAAGGCATTGAGAAATATAAAAATTATTTATCCGAATATATGAGTGCTTCGGACTTAGAAATTATGGGACAAATTATAGGCACAATGTCTTACTCAAAAGTAAAAGTGAATGGATTTCCAAACTTAGGAGAATATCAAACAGCTTATCATATTGTCAGGGAAGCAGATTTGATGGCTGCTTATGATATAGACAGATGCATAATTTATACTATGTATCGAGATAATTGTAGTTACACAGATGCTCTTAAAATTGCAGTAGAATTATTTGATAATCGTGTGTTCAGAATGCGTCAAGATAGATTATTTAAAACGGCATATTCAAAAAAAGAGTCATTAAAAATGCATAAAAAAGCAAAAAAAGATGTAGAAGGAATATTAAAAATATTTGAGTAGTAGTTAATTGACAAATTTATAATTTTAATTTAATTTATTTTTTATTTATTTTTTAAATTGAAATACTTTATATTAAATATAATTATATTAAATAAGCTAAGCTTCGTCAGCTAAAGATGTCAGAAATTAATAACGTTATGATTACATATGTTCGCAAATGTTTTTCAGCAATCGACATTTCAAATTTCCTGTTTGAAAATCGTATTGCAGAGGTAAGTAGAATTACATTAGCACCAGTGGCTCATTTATCTTTCGATATAAAAGATGAATTTAGAGTAGCTTATATAACAGTTGACCGTTGGTTAAGTAAATCATCTTCAATAATAGAAAATCTTAGATATCAAAATGGTGAGTACTTTGACCTTCCAAACAAGGACACGTGGCACTTGAAGATTAATAACGAGATAAAGCCAAATATGGTTGACTACGTCGGACAAGCTACAATATTCTTACCAAGACCTGCTATATTTTATGAAGATTTATAAAGACTCGAGAGATATGTAGATTGCAGTTTTAGTTGGCATTCGGATATAGATTGTAACAATAATGTATACCTTTACATTTTTTCTCTCTAAAATAAAATTGATCAAATTTAAAAACATTATATTGAAAGTATAAAATAAAAGATGTCATCTCAAATGAAAAGTTGGTCAGAATTAACTAAGGAGGAACGCGATGAGATTTTTAAAAAATTAAACTGCGAAGTTAAAGTTAAGCTTGAAAATGGAAGGATATTTGAATTCAATCCATTTAAGGAATGTGCCAGTTTGCCACCACAATATAATTTAATGTGGCTTCCTCTGTATAATAATGAGAAGCCTAAAAGACAGTTTATGTTTTGCGACGAGGTCTTTCGCATGGTAGCAAATGAAGGCATAGAAAGCGACAATATTGACTACTTGAATGAAGCCAAATTTGATACAAAAAATATGAAGCTAAATTTAAATATAGAAAATGAACAAATTTGGTCAATGCTTAAAAATTCAAAAAATGCTAGAGATTTAGAGGATTGTGATGACGAGTATAAGCAACAACTTATCAAGGGTTATAAAATTTGCAAGGGAAAAAATTATAATTTTAACTCAGTGGAGGAGGAAGAAAAATATTTTGCAAGAGCAGATGTTACCGCTGAGGAAGAAGTATATTATTATGGGTTTGTAGTCAAATGGTCTGAAAAAACTCTAACTTTATCTGAAATTGGATTAGCTTAAAGTTTAACATTATAAATTTTCAGTAGCTCAATAATTTGTAGTATAAATAAAAAAATTGAATAACTTTTTTTATGTAATAATTATTGTATAATATACAATTCAAGCTCAAAATGTCTAACAATCCTGTTTGCGAATTTGTGCCAAGTTATTTGGCCTTGACTAATATTAAGACTGGTATCGCGGATTACTATAAAATTGAGGAGATTATTTACAGTTATTTAAAGCAGAAAGGAATTCAGTTTAGTTTTGACAGTGATTTTTGCGCATTTAAATGTGTGCAAATATACGACATCGATGATAAGCGTATTGATGGTGTTACCATATACTGGGACGACGAAACAAAACAACATGTTGTTGAAGTTCGAAGATTAAGAGGCGACACAACATTCCATTGCTCTTTGACCATTGGCTTTCATAACATATATAATGAATTGGAAGAAATATTTAAGAAGCTTGATCGAGAATCCCAAACACAAACATAAATTGTAATTACAGCATTAATTAATATCTAGAGGTTAAATTCCTTTTTTAATTTTTATTTTTATTTTATTTATTTTTAAAATTGAAATACTTTAATTAATCAAAATTTAAACCATAATTACTAAAACTCAACTTATTTTCAAAATGTCTACCGCTAGAATTGTTGACAATGTTACTGTGTATCAGGGTGCTCAAAGTAAGTATTATATTGTAAATGGTAAGAAATACCATCTTCGTTTCCCAATGGAATGGGCGCATAATCACAAGTATTTTATAATAAATGGAGGAGAATATGAGGATAAGTCTGGTCCAGAGGATTGTGGAAATTGTGATGTGTATGGGTCTATCAGAGGTGTATTCGTTGGCTATTGTGGTAATTGTTTGCATAACTATATAGAGACAAATGAACCAAGGGGTCGTCTGGTAGCTCCTGGTCTTTCTGTGGGTATGTTAGAAAACGATGATATTTGGATTCAATATCCATATATGTATAATATTCCGAAGTCGGAAATTGGCGACGAAGAAGGTGCTGAAGTTACTGACGAGGGTATTAATCTAGAAAGTCTTGAACAAGCTATGCGTGATGCAGAATCTGACGAAGAAGTGGAAGAAGTGGAAGAAAGCTATCGAGAAATTTTGGATAATGAAGAACATGAAGAAAATGATGAAGATGAAGAAGATGAGGAAGATAAAGAAGATGAAGAAGAATTTGCAGTCGTTATCCAATAGAAAATTTAAAAAGACATACTGTATGAGAAATTTGATATTAATTGTAATTTAAAATCTTTTTTTAACTATTTAAAGATCTTTAAGTTATTTTGAATTTTATTTTATTTTATTTAAAATACTTTAAAAAATTGAAATACTTATAATATTGCTTAATTAGAGGTATTAACCGTAAGCCATCAAGAATTCCAAGAGAAATGTCAGTTAAGCGTATTATGATTAGAGATTTAGAGCCTCAGTATAATGCTGAGTATATTGCAAACTATTTCTGGAACAAAGAAATAGCAAAGGTAAGTTCAGTTACAATTATTCCTTATATTTTAGATGGTAAAATTTTAGGTATTGCTTATATCGATTTCGATTCCTTCTGCGAATCCGAAGTTGCTAGAAAATTTGTTAAAGATATGACAATTTGCGACGGCATGATGATTGGTCATGCTGAGCCAGAAGAAGATAATATTTGGGTACTTGAACACAGTACCCATAATGAAGGTGTCTTCTGTGTAGGCGAATATACGACTAGTTTCATGTCTGATTTCTACGAAGAATATGAAGATGCAGATCATCATTTATGCTCAGAAGAAGAATTGCACGACAAATATCCTATAAAAGGTCTAAAAAATAATCGTTACACTGTCGACGAAGCAATATCCTATTTATGGGTATTAAATCTCCAGTGGGAACAAGAAATAGACCCAGAAAAAAAGCAGCAAATTGCGGAGGAAATTTACGAGCTGGATAGTGCTACAAAGCTTTATCTTATGGCAGAGCATGACATTATTGCTCCCGTAACAGTTGAATATAGCGAAGAATTGACTGATATATTTGGCGAATTAGGAGAAAAAGAATGGAGAGATTTTATATCGTGGCAGATGTCATTGCGAGTTCCACGAAGAGAGACAAATGAGTTTTATTTCCATTCTGACAAAATTCCTCTTCCTCCACCACCAGGATTACAGCGTCGTGAAGTAGCAATGAGCGTCGATGAATACCATATTCTTCAGGCTGAAAATCCTCATCAATCGGAAGATGATGAAGAAACTTATTGTATGGATGATGAAGAAGCGGAAGATTTTGATCGTCGTTATCCTATAAAAGGATTGGATTGTGTTTACTATAGTTTTGAAGGCGCTTTGGAGCATTTATGGGTTCTGAATGAAAAGTATGATGATACAAAAGATTTAGCCAAAAAAAGTCGTATCGAGAAAGAAATTAACCATTTTGAAGCCCAAATGCAGAAATATACTGCATCCCAAGATACAAACATTGAATGGGTCGAAAATTGTATTAAACAATTCAGTCGCGAAATAGCAGGAGAAGCATGGTAAGTTTAGATTGTAGACATTAAATCAACTGTAATAGTTTAATTATATAACGGTAATACCGTTTTAACTATTTTTTAATTTTTTTACCTATTTAAAGGTCTTTAAGTTGTTTTGATTTATATTTTAAATACTTACTTAAAAAAATTGAAATCCTTTATGTTTTTAAAATAAAAAAACATAGTAAAATAACAATTTTTGGCAAGAATGTCTTCAAATTTATTTGAATCGGTCTTTATGCATATGTTGATCGATGTTGTTACAAGCTCAATGCGAGAACGAATTAGACAATCGGATGAAATGATTATTCCAGATTGGATGTTTATTTCTGATCAAGAAAGAAATGATGAACAACAATTGCATGTATTGGCAGAAACAATGCATCGAGAAATGGAAAATACATCTGAGAGGTTATTTCGCGAATTATTATCAGCCCGCTACGAAGATACTGAAGGCGATGAGTTTTAGGTTTCTTTGATTCCAGATTGGATGTATCAAAGAGAACCTCACCAACGTGATATTTCTCAGGCAACTGGTAGAATTAGTCGTATTGGTTCCGCTAATTACGTCACTATTAATGATTATGCATCTTTATATCCATCAACGTTTATTCCATTCTTTAGAACCAGATTTGTCTCCGAACCATTTAAACAATTAAAAACTATCGAAAAAGCTATTGATAAATCTAAAAATACAGAGTGTCCAATTACATATGATGAAATCAAAATTGGTGACGCATATATGACTTGCGAGGATTGTAAATATAACTTTTTGGAGACGGCTATTATGAAACATTTGAACGAAAAAAGAAGCTGTCCAATGTGCCGTTGTGATTGGAAAGATGCTTGCAAATATATAAATATAGTTCAAATTCCTATAACTGAAAAAAATATAAATATTTTTAAAAATATTGATATTATAAATAATTTTGATGCTATAAATAATGCCTGTACAAAGGAGTTTACAAAAAATTATAACATTTTAGGTGAAGTCAAAAGTAGCAGATATAATAAACGCTGGAGTTATGGCAAATAGAAAACATAAATATAATTTACAAACTAATATAAACAATCTTTTTTTATATTATATAATGAGATTCAAACAAGAATTTTCTTTTGAACAAAGATTTGCGGAATCATCTCGAGTATTAAATAAATATCCAGATCGAGTTCCTATTATTTGTGAGAAGTCTAAAACAGCTTCTAATGATTGTCCGGATATTGATAAAAAAAAGTATTTGGTTCCTAGGGATTTAAATATGGGTCAATTTCTATATGTTATAAGGAAAAGATTACGGCTTCCACCTGAAAAAGCTATATTCTTATTTGTTGGTAATTCAATTGCACCATCTACATCATCTATAAATGATATTTATTCTATACATAAAGATCCTGATAGATTTTTATATATTACATATGGTCTTGAAAATGTATTTGGATAAAAAAATATAAATTTATAAAATTTTTATATATATTTTTTACTTCTTTTTTTCTGAATTATTATTCAACAATGCTGCTAAGTTTCCAATGAACTTAATAATAAGGGAAACAAATATATAAGTCGACACATTTTTATTGCAAATTTTCTCTCCATAAATGGTTCCCCAAAATACAATTGCTCCCAAAATATTCCAAATTAAATGAAATATAGCTGATGTGAACCCAGCAAAACATATGCAACACATACTTTCTGCGTTTGTTTCATCCATTTTTGGCGATAATAAGCAAATACTGACGATATATATTATCATCGCTCCCATTCCAACAAAACCAGATACTAATAAATATAATTTCATTGAAATGTCTAGCCCATCTGGCTTATCTTTGACGCAAGATGTGTCGGTAAAACCGAAATATAAATCAGCAACAATAATTGGCACCATAATTATTAAAACAAATATTGTCGAACAAGTTTTTAATACAATAATTACTGCATCATCATTATCAGCTGGGGGTAGGACTTCGCGTCTAAGTATACCTTTCAATGGCACAGTTACCGTATCTCCATTTTGATTGACAGAATTATCTGTTATTTGCGCTTCTAAATCTGATACAGATAATTTTGTAAGAGTCTCACTAACAACAATATTATTTTGCGAATTCATTCTCTCTATTCTTCTGTTAATATGCTTTCGATATCATCTTCATTTTTAAATTCAATTTTTTTTATTTCAATAGTATTTTGATTTCCTTTCTTTAAAATATGAAAAAAACGTTTATATTTTTTAACTCCTTCTAATGTATAACCATCTGCTTTTCTGATTGGCTCCATTTTATATCCATAAATGCTTAATAATTGCCGAGTCAGGTTTAATAAGGGCCATTTTTGCGATTTATCAGCATTTTTTTGCAAACTTGTCATAAATGATGAGCTATAATTTTTTTTAAGTTCAGGTATATGAATTTTTACCGAGTCGTATTTCGAATCAGATAATAATAACTCGCGTGGTATCAACTGTTCTAGAATTTCATTTGAACTGTTAAATTCTACACCAATTAACTTTAAAATATTTCTAGTTTCTTCATCCATTTATAAAAAAATTGATTATATTTTTTATAAATTAACAAAATTATAATTATTATAAGAATGGCAGAATACGAATTCGAAAGATATATTGCTTCAGCTGAAGACGTTAAAATTATTCTTGACACATATGGAGTAGCAATTGTTCCAAATATATTGAATGAAGAAGAATGTTCAGCAATGAATAATGGTGTTTGGGATACATTAGAACATTTGACATCTGGATGGGAAAAACCAATTACAAGAGGTAATACTGAAAGTTGGAGAGAAATGAAATATTTATATCCAAAACATTCGATGTTAATTCAGAATTGGTCAATTGGTCATGCTCAATATATTTGGGATATAAGACAAAATCCTAAAGTTGTTGAAGTTTTTGCTAAAATATGGAAATGTAATAAGGAAGATTTATTGGTAAGTTTTGATGCTGTATCGTTTCATATGCCACCAGAAACTACAAAATTAGGTTGGTATAGAGGCAATGATTGGTTTCACTCTGATCAGAGTTATTTAGACAGTAAATTTAAATGTGTCCAAGGATGGGTAACTGGTTATGATATCAACGAAGGTGATGCAACATTATCTATTCTTGAATCAAGTAATGATTATCATAAAGAATTTCAAAATAGATTTCATGTTGATAATAAAGATGATTGGTATAAATTAAATGATGGTGAAAAAGAATTTTATATTGAAGAAAAAAAATGCTTACCAAAACGTATTAAATGTCCAAAAGGTTCTCTTGTATTATGGGATAGTAGAACTATTCATTGTGGTTCCGAAGCATTAAAAACTAGGGCACAACCTAACTTTAGAAATGTAGCATATGTTTGCTATGAACCGAGAGAAAGATGTACAGAAAACGGTTTAATTAAAAAACAAAATGCTTTTGAAGAAATGCGAATGACAACACATTGGCCATGTAAAGTAAAATTATTTGCTAAAAATCCAAGAACATATGGTGGGCCAATTTATGAAGTAAATGAATTGCCTAAGCCAGTTTTATCTGAATTAGGTAGACGATTGGCAGGATTTTAAATTTGGAATATTAAAAATTTATATAAATTTTATTAACCAATAATAATTTTTTTATTTTGCGTCGCACTTTCCTTAAATAATTCATATAAACATTGGCCGTAAATTCTTGTTTCTGTTTTATAAATTGCGGAATGCCATTCTTTACCATTTAATTCAATAAAAGGTTCAATTAAATCAAATAACTTACAAATATCAACTGAATTACCAACTGAATAAAATCCATCACAATCACTCTTATTACATAACGAATATAGACCTCCAATATCAAAATAAATTAATGAGTCCACATAACTAAGATTTCTAGTAATGATTATGAAATTATTAACTGTGTTATCTAACCCAAAAATATTTATCTCTTGAGGATCCGCCATAGATAAAATTATCTTAATTACATCTTTTTTATAACAGTTATAGGGTGAACCATCGCCAATATAATGTTCATCTTCTTCGTCATCAATACTATTATATGCTTCAAA